GCTCCTTAATNTTAAGAAATGGGGGCCGAAGCCCCCAGGGGATTAATCTAAGTTACCGTATGGGTAAGTTGTCAAAGTACCAATGTTGTTGTCATTCTGAGCGTAGCGAACAATAAAGTTCAACTTACCGCCAGTAGGAGCTGCAACGCTTGTACCAGTGATAGACAACGTGAATACTATCTGAGACAAAAACGATGGGTTAGCACCGAGTGTTGGATTCTGAATGTCAGAAGTAGTAGCCAACATGTTCAACAAGTTAGTACCTGTGTATGTTGTTGTCAAACGACCAGCAGTTCCAACGCCTGTGCTTGAAGAAATAACCGCTGTTGCGTAAGCAGGTGTGCCTGCTGCAGCTGTATAGCCGTTAGAAACAAACACGCTTGTGTTAGAAAGTGTTGCGCCGGACTCACCAGTAATTGCCAAAGGATAGTCAACAATGATGTCGAGAATCTGGCTATTAATTGGTAAATACATTACCACGCCACGATACACCTGTGTAGACGCGTCCGCAGGGATTGTTTGAGTCGTTGGACCGTTAGCACTGTATGTGCTAGAAGGAGTATAAACAGTGCCGTTCAAGTTAGGGATGTTGTTACCCCAAACAAATTGACCAGATCCACCGCTGTAACCAGCAGTACCAACAGTAGTGTTGGAGAGATCAATGTAGCAGTCTTGCTCTAAAACTGTGTAACCAATATCGCGCAAAGCGCCAAAACGGTTGTCGCCCGATATGATTGGTCCTTCAAATGTACTGCGTCCCATGATTTTTAGTCCTTATGCAAAAGCCTCTTGTTAATCGTTGCATCGTCTGCTGGGCCAGTGGCAACAAGAGTGAATTCCCAGATGCCACTAATATACACTAATTTTGGGGTGTGTCAACAAGTTTTTTCTTTTTTCTTGCTTCCATCATTTTAGCTTTCCACACAGGGTCAGCCCATAGCGCTTTAGCCGCAGCTTTCTTAGCAGCTTTGACTTCTTCACGGTTAGCAATCTCTTTATTGTTGGCGGTTTGTTTAGCCGCGTATTCTGGGTCAGCCCACTGCGCTTTTGCTTGAGCGCTTGTTTTAGCTTTAGATTCTTCTGTATTACGCGCTTCCTTGATGCTTTTAGCTAAGGTGTCACCTTGGGCTGCCCAAAGTTTTTTAGAGTTAACTGACTTGGTTTCAAGGGCTTCTGGAGTGTTTTGCGCTTTGATTTGCCCGGCTACTACTTTGGCGCGGTATTCTGGATCTTGCCAATGTTCTTTGGTAAAACGCCCATCGTTGGCTTTTTGTTCATCAGTTCTAACATGCCCTGTCGGACCTTCACCACCATCCGTTAAATTAAACAGTGGACCTTGTTTTAAGTCTCTGCGTCCGTAAAGTTTTATAAGTTCAATTTCTTTAACAAAAGCTGCTTGCTCATCCGGGGTCTCAAAAACTCGATCACATATTGGTGTTAAATTTAAACCGCGAAGATGCGATAAAAAATCTTGCAAAGGCTTATTGTGAGACCCCCTAGACCAATGGGACAAATCTCTGTCGCCTGTCCCTTTACCTACGTAGACCGGTTGTTGATGTTTGGTAGCTCTTGGATCACGATACACATAAACATAAAACATACTTGACTCCTTATGAAAGACTCAAGTGTACCACAATGGACGAGGATTTGCAAATGTTTTTCTAAGTTGTTAGATTGTGCCTTTGATACGGGAAATAAAAAAGGCCCCTTGTGGGGGCCTTTAATTAAACTAAAAGTTTTAAATAGTAGTTTAATATGAACTAAAGATACCTAATGGATCGCTCCAACCGAAGCTGTAACGCTCTCTAGATTTGTAACGCACGTTCCCCGTATCAAAATCACCATCCATGGAATTTTGTAGTGGAATACGCTCGAAGTGCTTAAGACCGTTTGGCACGTCAGTTGTCAGGAACCATGTGTTGGTTGATGTCAAGAAGTGGTTAACGGTGTAGCCTTCAGGAATAGCTCCGTTGTTCTTGATCGCGTTAATGTCGTTGTTGTTTGTACCAACGCGCAATTCTGTCTCGAGGAGACGAGTTGCAACGAACATTAATGATGGGGGAACAATAAGTTTCTTAGGCTTAGCAGCGATCAAAAGTCCACGCTCGTCTGTCCAAGCAGCGATCTGGATAACGGCGGCTTCTAAGGAAGTCTCGTTCAAATCGGAAGGAGTTGTGAATGTGTTGGCGTTTGTACCGCCATTGACTAATGGGTGAGCTGTAGAGAACAGAGCTTGTCCGTCACCGCCAGTGTAGGCAGCGTTATAACCGTTGTTCAAAACTGAAGCTGCTTTAACCTGCTTGGTGTAAGCCATAGCGCGAGCAAGAGCCTTGGTATAACGTGCTGACAAAGAGTCATACAAGTTATCTTCAATCGCCTCTTCGGTGATTGAGAAGCCAAGAGCGATTGTCTCGTGGTTGTAGCGAGCTGTCCAAGCTTCCTGAGCATTGTCATAAGCAAGAGCTGAGCCCTCGTTCTTGACTGGTGCTGCAGAGAAACCTGACAGTTTTGTCTCTTCTTCGAATGAACGCTCAGAAGTCTCTGTTTCGTAGATTTCTTTGTGCTCTTCGCCGTATCTTGCGTACTCAAGTCCGAACAGTGCGTTCAATCCTGGGAGCAATTCCTTCAATAGTTGTGCGCGTGAAATAGCCATTTATGTGCTCCTTGATTAAGCTGCTGTTGCGTTTAAGTAACCGTGGTAACCGAAGTTCCACTGTACTTGAACTTCTGGGTAACCGACGAAAGACAGTGCTGTACCGCTTGCAATAGTAACTGCTGCAGACAAAGTAACAGTTGTTGAGCTTACGTTAGTTACAGTTAAGAAGTTGCTTGCGAGTGCGCCAGTAACACCTGGAACAATCAACTGCATACCGGGGCTGATCGCTGTATTAGCGGCAGTCAAAGTAAGAGTTGTGCTGGAACCAGATGTAGAACCAACTGCAGTAACAGTAACTGCTGTATCTGGAACAACGTTAACAACACGGAAAGGTGCTGAAGAAGTAACACGTGTGTTACCTTGTGTGCCAGAAGTAACAACACCACCGGTCAAGCCCATTGCTGAGTCGCCAGTTGTAGTATTACCAGAAGCTGAACCACCGTTAGAACCGTTAGTTACCAAGTACATGTTAGACCCAATGAAAGATGGGTTTACATAACCGATAGTAGCGCCGGGTGTGTTAGATACAGAAGATGTACCTTGTGTGAGCACAGCTGCTTGGAATACAGCATAAGGATCATCCACAACATAACCTTGCAGACTGTTAGGTCCATAGATTGTGTTAGTGATTGTGTTAGCTGCATAGAACTGTGCACGGACTGTCTGGCTCATTGAGTTGACGTATTGAGCGCCAACAAAAACACCGATAGTACCAGCAACAGGTGAAGACGCCGCGCCAAGAGTTGTGACGACTAATGAACCACCACTTGCTGTAACGACATCGCCGTCAAACATGTTGTAGCCATAGCCAGAAGCGATAGGGATGAGTCTGGTAGAACCAGAAAACACTCTACCACCAGACAGGCTTACAGGCTTTAGACCGTAAGCTGCAGGAACGATAGGATATGCCATTTAAAAACTCCTAAGTTTATTTAATACCAGCTCCAAAACTTCCGCCTCTTGAGCTTGTTGACTGCCTTTCGGAGAACAAAGTCGCCATGCGTGGGTCTTGGTTTTTCAAGAAATTGTTGTCTACGGAATCCATCTGAGCTCTGTTTTGGTTTTGGTAGTACTCGTCCATGGCTTTAACGCGTTCTGTTGGCATCTTGCAAAGCATGAGGCCTCCAATCTCCACGTTGCCGCTGGCGTTTCCTTCCAACATCAGTTCTGGATGGTCTGCTGCCTTGACCGGCTCCCAGCCATCTCTGCGTTTTCTAGACACATTGGTGGGGTCCGCAATACTCATTACATGGGTAGCAATCCAGCGGAAAGACATACCTGGTATGGGTGTTGGATCGGGCAACTTACTCGATGGTGTGTACACATATCGAGCCTCTTGTGTGCGTGTTTCTAAGTCACGGGGGGTACGGGTATTACTATTAGCCATTTAATTTCTCCAATTTTAAAACTTCAGCTGCATACACTTTGGGGTCCATTTTGAACTTCTTCGCCAGCGCAAGCTGGGTCGTAGTCAGTTGTATCTTCTTTGTTCCAGAAGAACGACTTGCAGGTGCGGTGACAGACGGCGTCTTTTTTGGAGGATCAGCAGGCGGCGTAGTTTCTGCCGTAGCCTGTCCAAACATATCTGGAAAGGTCTTTTTGATGCGGGAATCAATGGCCTCATAGTACTGATCAGTACGTGGGTCTACCCCCGAATTCACTAGTTTTTGATGCAGTCCTAGTGCGTAACTGGTTATATCTTCGAATCCTGGTTGACCGTACCACTGGTTTTTGGCTTGCCAGCGCAAGAGCTTTTCATCGCGGTAAGGTTGTTGGACCTGTTGTGGAGCTGAATATACATCATTTCTATCTTCTTGTAAAGGGGTCGTTTTGAAATTTTTTGCTTCTTCTGAACGAAGTTTAGCAACTGTCAACGCCTCCTGGGCAGCAATAATGGCATCTGTGTCAAATGCTTCTTGCGCTGCTTTGTAGTCACGCCTGGCTTTATCAAGCTCTGCTTCCGCTGCAGTTTTAGCCATAGCCGTGTACTGCTCTGTGCCCGTGTTGACGTATTGTTTGAGGCGTTTGTTTTCCTCAAGCATTTGCTGAGCTATTCTTTCTAGCTCTGCTTTCTCTCGCGCCATAGCTTCTTTAGCACGTCTTTCGTCGTGCCTTGCATGGGTGAGTTCTTTAATTCTTTCTTGGGCACCCTTGGTGTACTGATTAATTTCTTCATCAGTGGGGTCCTCTACCTCACGGTCTAGTGGCCTGCGCCCACGATCCGCAGGAGGTGTGTCATCAACAACTTCAATTTCAAAATCGTCGTCATTGTTTGTCTCTAAGGGTTTACCCTTGTCTTCAATTTCGTCAGGAAATTTGAATTCCTCGCCTTTAAATTCTGCCATTGTTTTTCCTTTATGCGCGGGTTATGCCACGGGGATCATCTACAACGCCGTCAACCTGATCATCATTGATGAACCGGAATTCATTGCCGTAAATCTTAAAACGCGTACCTGCATAGGTACGTACCATAATGAAATCACCTTCCTTACACCAAGGTCCACTAGGAAACTTGTTCTTGTCTGCGTACGCATCTGGCCCAACTTTTAAAACAAACAACACGGTGGTTGCATGTTCTTCTTGTTTGGCGTAGAAGTCTGGACGCTCAAGGTCTAGCTCAGTACCGTCAATTTTTTTAGAAACTTGGGGTACGCTACAAAGCAACCGATACCCGGATGGGCTAGGAAGCAGTGTTGCTTTATCCTCGTCTTTCTCTGGCGGTTTGGTAATTTGTTCAATTACCTCGACCGTTGGTTTGAGCTTTAACCGCTCAGGGAGTATGAGTTCACTCATCTTGTTTTTCTACCTTTTCTAGCAGGTCAAGTAATAAACCCTCTGCGATGGCTAGACCCGAAATCACCCCGCAAAGTTTTTGATATTGATCAAAAGTGGTGCACTGACCTGTTGCTAAGTCGTCAGCGTAATTGTTCATTTGGTCGCGTAATTGTTTGCGCAGCGCGCCTGCGAAATTGACTATCATTTAGTTGGTTTCTCCTTGGGTTGTGGGGTAGGCTGATTAGCTTGCATCTCTTGTTCGTGCATACGCTGGACGTCGCTCTCATAGCCAGAGTGGTCCAGTCCTTTTTTGTGTTTGTACAAGTCCGCCGCACGATCTTTACGTTTTTCTTGGAATTGCCCAGCCTTGTTGAGCGCGTCAATTTGAATACGCTTATTGTCAGTATGGAGCATTCCTGCCTTGTGCATTGCGTCAACTTGGATGCGTTTATCGTCCATGTGCAGACGACCCGCTTTCTCCATTGCGTTAACTTGTATTTTCTGCCCTTCCATGTCTTGACGTGCTTTAAACTCCTCGGCTTTAAGCTGCGTGTTGGCCTGCGCCTGAGCTGCTTTAGCCTGTACTTCTTGCGCTTTAATGTCAACTTCTTTTTGACGAATCTGCAATTCTTGCTGTTGTAACTGAAACATCGGATCTTGTTGTTGCTGTTGAGCCTGCTGTTGTTGAGCCTGCTGTTGATGTTGTTGAAGAACCGCTTGAGCTGCTTGCGCCATGGCTTGTGACATCTGATACTCGACCTGTGGAGAAATCTTGTGGTCTTCGTCATTTGGAGGAATCGCCATGCCCATTTGCGCTTCAATACGTTTCTTGTACTCTAAACCAACGTGTTCAGCAATGTGCGCCGTCATCGCGCCTTGAATCTTAGGTGCATTGGGATTCTGACCTATCAACTGCATAATCAGTGGATCCTGCATAGCAGCCATGTGCACTTTAATATGTGACTCGTGATCTTGATACTCAAACGCTTTAACCGGCTCCATCTTAAGTATGGAGATGTTCTCAGATACTGGATTGCTTGGCTTAATGTCGTCTGGTAAAGGTACGAGTTTGTCCGCACCCTTGATGCCCATTACTTCAAGCATGCGTCTGTGCAACTCTGGCAAATCGTAAATATCAGGCGCCATCTGTGCCATTTGAATCACAGCTTGGTACTGAACAACACGTTGCGACATAGTCGCTGCATTGGGGTCGCTGACAGGGATAATGTCTACGTTGTCGTAATCATCTTGTTTAGCTGTTTTAGACCCGTACTCAGGCTCATACTCGTAGTTAACAGGTGTGTCTTCTTTAATTAGCGCGGCAAGAAGTTTTAATTCTTGTTTGAATGTGTAGTGCATGCGGGCTTGAACAGCCGACATAACTTTAAGTTGTCTTTCTAACAAAGCGAGCGTTGTGCCAACAGGTGCTTGGCTGGACATGTCGCTAATTTGCATATCTGCAGTAGCGGCAAATCTACGCCCCTCTTCGACAATTTTGTCTAATAATCCGGCTAAAACTGCACTAGGCTCCTTATATGGGAGCGGTAAAATGTTATCTCTTAGCGGACCCGACGCAATATCAACGTCGCGGAATTCTCCTGGTGCAATGGGCGTGTCATCACCTTTAATGCGAAGGCCACGCGATTTAAGTCCTCCGGGGAGGTTAGATAAAGTTCCTGCGTCGACCAGTTGACGCATAATCGAGGTGGCGGATTTTGCGAAGCCACCGATAAGATGGAAGAGTCCGAAGCCATAGGCTCCAAATCCTGGGATGTATTGGTAGTGGACAAAGTGTTGTCGCTTAAGTCTGTTTTCATCATCTTCCTTCCAGTTGCGGCGTACGGACAGTACGTTATTACTACCTTTGATTAAGGTTACCACATATGGAAGTGCAATGCCAGTTTCTTCACCTTTGTCGTTTACATCTTCATAGCCTTTTAAATCTAAGTCAGCGTGAACTTCATAAATAACATAACGATCATCGTTTAAATCGTTGAATCCAGTTTCTTGATCTTTGGCTTTTTGAATCTCATCTCTTAACTGCGTAGCGTCAGGTAATTCAAAATCTAGGTAAAAACCCGCCTTTTGCAATTTTAAAATTTCATTCTTAGTCTTGCGCATCACGTGCGTCATGCGGTAGCAAGTGTCCATATCGGTCGTACCGTAAGGCAAAATCATATCTTCCGCAGGTACAAACATAGATGTTTGGCGCCCTAAAGTGATGTCATCATACACTTTTTTGAACGCTGAACCGGTTGCTGGAAGGGACCACAACATGCGCTCATGTTCGGGTCTAAACTCCACCATCACCTCAGTCAACTCGTAGTTCATGTCATCCTCAACCCGGATGGCAGATTCTTTCTTGGCTGGCGTTTCTTTACCTAATATCTTAGTGCGAACGGGGCCTTGGGCGGGAAACATCTCGGTGATCGTTTCACTTTGGAATCGCACTACGGCTTCAGTAATCATTGGGTGGAAGACACCTGATGCTCCGTTCCAAGGCTCCGTTCTCTCTTCGTATTGGAGTCCCAAAAGCTTGAGCCCCATTACATATGCTTTCTCCCATTCTTTGCGGGAATTTTTATCATTCTCAATATCGTTTGCCAAATCGTTGGCTAAAGATCCCATGACAGACTCTGGAATTTCTTCTGCTAAATTTTTATAGAAATCATTGCCTTCGCCGTCTGGCTTGATCTCCATCTCCAAGTCCCCTGCATGAATCTTGACCGCCTCTGGATCAACAACTTCAATCTCAATTGGTTCGTCAACATGACTTGGATCTGTGCCCTGCATGTCAGAGTAAAGTGATTTGTCTATATTAGTAGCCATGTTTGTCCTTAATAATACGCGTGTTGTCTACGCTTGAAATGTATGGGGTCGTCGCGTTCGTCCGAGTCAAGTTGAACAAACCCGCCTTGTCTAAATCTCATTAACGCTTGCGTGGTCGTATCCACGTAGTCATCGTGTTCACCAACTGGAAATACTGCGATTTCCTCAATGACTTCTCTAGCCCAGCGTGTGTCTGGTGCCCACACGACGCCGGATGCAAACAAGTCAGACACGGCATTTAACCGCACCATCTTATCGTTGCCTCGGCTTGGATTTGTTTCTTGCACATGGATACCCATGGCTCTGAGTTCCTGTATCAGCGGTGCTCCAGAAGCTTTTTTCTCCACAATGAACGCGTCAGGTTCCCAATTCTTGTAGTGTTTAAGTGCAGCTTGTTTGAGATCCGGAAACGCCATTCTATCCTTGAACGCATCTAATAGTATGATATGCGGGCGCATCTTTTCATACTCGTTAAAGAACACGCCCCATGTTGTGCATGCTGAATAGTCAGAACTATTCTTGGTTTCATACGCCGTATCCCAGGACTGGATCACGTATTCACACTGCGGAGGGTCTTCTTTATCCCAAATCTTCCACGATTTTCTGGGCACAATCGCTGATGTGTCCGTCGTGGGTTGCTGCATGTACTGCGCATTCCAAAACTTGGGATCAATCGACGCTTTTGTTGTTTTTAAAACATCTAACTTCCACTGTTCAGGCCAAAGTGACTTCTCCTCTGGCGTATTCTCATTTAATATAGCAGGCAGCTCTACCAACTCCCAGGGCAGTGAGTCAGGATTCTTGATCTGGTAGTCCAACAGTCGTCCCGTCAGGTCAAGCAGCGACCAACGCGTCATAATCACAATGATCGCGCCCCCCGGCATCAAACGTTGAAGCGGTCCTGTCTGGAACCACGACCATGCGGTATCAAAAGCCAGTCTTGAATTTGCTTTAACGTCTTGCTCGGAATGGGGATCATCAATAACAAACAAATCAGCACCGCGACCGGCAAGAGCGCCACCAACACCAGCAGCATAATACTGTCCGCCAACAGAAGTAGACCACTTACCAGCGGCTTTTTGGTCGTCAGCCACATTTGTGGCGGGGAAAATCTCATGGTACTCCTCCGATTCAATCAAGTTACGTACCCGGCGCCCGAAATCCTCAGACAAACCCGCCGTGTGAGTGCCCATGATAATTTTTTTGTCAGGGAATTTACCTAAAAAGTAGGCGGGGAACAGATAAGAACTGAACTCAGACTTGCCCATACGTGGGGCAATGTTGATAATGACGCGCCGTTTCTTACCTTCAATCACATCTGTAAAGATCTTTGCCAGTTTCTTGTGGTGCGGTCCAATCTTGAACCCCGGATACACCGCAGATGCAAAACCAAGCATAGATTTCTCAGCAGATACCAGTCTTGCCCGGCGCTCTCGTACTTCTAAATCTTCAAATAGCTCCATTTTGTCCTGCAAGGACATCTTGGGCAGTGCTTTCATCAGCGCCTGCAGCTCGATTTTACTGAGCGTTGTCAGGTTCTGTAAGTTCATACTTGGCGCTGGTTGTTTCTACGATTAAAGTATCCGGTGCTTGTTCAATATCAACAACATCAACCACCCCCATGAAGCGATTGAGCTTTTCTTTGATACGCATTTCGAGTTCAGCGTCGGATAATTCGTCCTTTTTGATCTCGATTTTTTCTGTAAACAAACCAACTTCAGTAACTTTTCCCAGCAAAGTGAGTGCTTTTAGTCTAATATTTGCGTTAGAATTCTTGGTTTCTTCGACGATTTTGGCAACGGTATAACCCCGTAATTGCTTAGCTTGTTCAATAAACTCCCAATCATAAGCGGTCAACATACCAGTTAAATGGCGTACGGCTTCGGGAGTCTTAATAGAAACAAGTGCTTCTTTGGAAGCGTGTTCGTCGGTAGTTGTAATTAATTTTTGAAATGTTTTTCTGGCAGACGCGGTTTCGTGGGCCTCATCTATTTCGTCGTCCAGTGTAGCGCCAAGTTCAGCTAACCAGTCTATTGTTTTTACTTGGGCGTCGAGCACCTGCTGGGCTGACACAGCGTCCAGCTCAGTAAACCCCGACTTGGTGATGTCGGGCTCAAATTGCACCAAATCTTCAAACATTTGCGAAGTCCTAAAAACTTTCGATGTGCCGAGTATATAATACTTTTGAGTAATCGCGCAAGCGTTTGCTTCTCCTTGATCTTCGGATCACTTTTACCCCAGCTAGTCTGGGGTATTTTTTTGGAATTTTTTAAAAAATTTTTGGGTTAGGTACTTAAGTATTACAGAATATTGATTTGCGCCTCACAAACAGTGTTGTCGCGGAGGGTGGCATGGTCACCATGAAAG